AAGACTAGCTTCTCTTTTGTTGAAGTCTAGCCTGAGCAGTTTTCATGGCCTGATGAGGAACCGAAACCCAAATAGGGGTCGCCATGTGGTATAATGTATTTATTTGGAGGATGCTGCTTGTCATCCTGGTTTTGTTTGTCAGTTTTGCGTCCCTCTTGTTCATGTGGGGAGGCTTTGGAATATTGCTGGCTTTGCCAGCCTTTCTGATCGGGTTTTGTGGCCCAGTCAGTTGCGCTTTGGTCATGGTCCTGGGCCCCTTGTCTGGCTATGTTTTTGTCTCCATTTTTCGCGACAGCCTTGCCCGCGAAGTGGCGATTATTAATTCAGTAGGTGAGGAAGCCGCTTTGTGGGTCTCTTCGGATGTTAGTACGTTTTCATCCCACCCACTTAAGCTTGTGATGAGGGAAGTTATCTGGATGGGCCATGATGAGTCAGGGATTTGGCTCCAGGCATGGGCCCACACCTTGAAGCTCCCTGTGGAATTGCAGGACATGGTGGGGCGAGGTGCTGCACAGTTTGGCTCCATTTTGTGGTCAAGATTTGTGCTTTGGCTTCACGCCGGCATGACGGAGTGGCCATCAGCTGTCTTTTCTTGCTTTGCCATTTGGCGTGTTGCTAAACAGGCAAAAACATTGGGAATTTGGTGGTATACAAAGTTTTGGTGGCGTTTAGTGACAGTCTTGATTTTCCTTTACCATCTTCCCCCGGACGTGATGGTCCCTTTGTTGTTTAAGGGTTGTTACTGGCTCTTACGGGAGATTGTTGCCATAACTCGTCAGCGGAAGGAAGCTTGGGAATGGCTTCAAACTTTCTATGTTGCCATCCTCGTCAAATTTATTGCTTGGGCCGAGTCTGTCAACAGTGAATTTGAGAAACACCATTCTCTGGCTATTGCTAGGGGCTCCTCTAGGCTCACCCAACATTTTAAGTCAATGGTGATGACAGCTTCCATCGTTGTGTCTGACCTGGCGCTGCCTTCCTATGTCAGGACAAGAGGGCCCCTTAGGCCCGACCGTGAGACCTTGGAGGCTTCTTTAACACTTATGAAGGACCTTGGTTGGCCCATTAATGTGGATGTCACAGATCCTGTCCCATTGGCTTCCCAGTCATTTAAAGAGTGGGTGCTTTGTGGGTCAGACTTTAAGCAGGGGATTCACAACCTCAAGATGCAAATCGATGAGGATCTCGAGTCCCTGCGTATTGCTGGCATCCGGTATAGAAGGTCCGAGGAGTATGCTTCAGTTGAAAATGAACTGGAAGCTACTTCACGGTATTTCCGCTCCCCGAAGTATGATTATCCTGACCTTGATCTGGATGATGTCTGGTTTGTTCTGGGGGACATCTTTAGGCATTCCCGACTCACTTCCTTTAACTATATCATTCGGATGTGGGAGAAAAAGTATGCGCTGGGTGCTTTCATGAGGGATCCCCTCAGGCTACGCAGCAAGTACAAGCGTTCCAAGTTTATCCATGACTTGGGTGGTTATGGCCCTTTTAAGGCATTATGGGCCCGCACCTTTTGGGCCGCATCTCAGATTTTGCCAGTTTCAGCCGTGTCTGTGAAGGGCGAGGCCTTGCCTGAAAAGAAATGGGCCAATAATATGGTTCGCTCCATTATTGGCTCACCCATCACCCAGTACATTTTGTCAACCATTTGGAATTATGGCCCCAATCACAGGTTTTCATGGGTTTCGACACCCATCAAAATCGGTATGCCACTTAATGGTTACTGGATGTCCACTATTTGGCAGCGCCACTCACGCTGCCAAATTCATGTGGAGGGTGATTTCACTGCTTTTGACAGCACAATTAGTGGGAAAGTGGTTGATGTCATCAAGGCCATCCGAAAGCATGGCTTTGAGCACCACAAGGACAGGGATCGAATTGCCGATTTGATTGATGTCAATTACGAGCAGGTTGTCCACCAATTGTTAAACACTACTTCCACTGGGAATGTGTACAAGAAGGGAACTGGTTTAACAACTGGTCATTCTTCGACTAGCATGGACAACTCTGTGGGTTTGGTAGTGCTTTATCTGATGGCATGGAAAGACTTAACTGGCCTGTCATCTCGAGAGTTTATGTATTACAATGAACTCTCGTGCTTTGGCGATGACCATGTGTTGTCAATCCTGGCTGCAAAACCTGCTGTGTGGACACCGAAGAATATCCGGTCCACCATGGCCAAGTGGGGCCTTACCAACAATTTAGAAGTGAAACAGTCACTTAATGAGGTTTCTTTCCTCTCAAAGTGGGGAAGACGTGCAACGCCTGCCGAACGGGCAGAGCTTAAGAAATTTGGGCTTGATGTCCCTTTCGTGGTGTGGCACGATAAGAAGAAGTTAGTTGGTAAGTTGACTGCACCAGTCAAGAATGTTTCAGCCACATACAAGGCTAAACGCTTATTAAGCTACCTCACATTGACTGCACATCACCCAGACTTGTATGATGGCATATGCAAAGTTTTGATTAAGTCACCTGCCATCATGACTCATATCAGACATAACAAGTGGCGCATCCCGTCTTATCAGACTGTGATGCGCAATTGGTACAACCCATCTCCTCCGCCTAACCAGAATGACAAGCTGGTTTTGGAGGACCAAGCAGAGTTTGAAAATGTTGGGCAATTGATCGAGTACGGGGAGGTGAGTGCCCTGGATGCGTTTGTCGGGGCCTTGTCTATGGCTCCCGACTTGTTATCCCCTCTGTTGTTTAATTATGGGTACATGCGGGCCTTGCAGACCTTTTTGAGGTCTCGGCTTGCCTGGGTGCCCGATTTGCTATGTCTCAATAACCCTATTTTGAGTGCGGGCATGTTGGAAAACGTATGCTCGAGAACTCCCTATCGGTTTCTTGAAACCTCTCTTTTCGTTCCTGGGCTTAGTGGTGTCAATGAGAGCACCCTGCTTCTGCGACACTGGCTCTTTTGCTGGTACTGCTCAAGGAGGCCGAAGCAGAAGCTTGGTGCCTGGACAAACATGATTGTTGCCAAGTTTTCAAATTTGCAGTTTTTGCTAAATGGCAGAGTCATGCTGGAGTCACGCCAAAATGAACTTGGGCTTGACTTGTTGGTTGTTTGCGCCTTATTGAGCTTGGTGAGCATTCCTGACTGGATGTCACCTTTAGGCAAGGTGACGTTGCCGGATCTCCAACTCATCTTGGATTCCGTCATCCATTTCTTCACAGTGCTCATTTGGCAAAGTGTTCCTCCCAATTTTAGGGAAACAACACCTACGCTGCGCACCTTTGACAGGTCAGGTGGGCCCATTGGCGTCCAGGCGCCCACAGGGACTGGGAAGTCAACTGGCTTCATCCAACACCTTGCGATGGTTGCAGGGCACAGGTTTCGCAAAATCGTAGTTGTTGAACCCCGAAGCATCTTAGTTCATGGGCTTGTCCAGTTCATGTCTGACAATTATGGGCTGGATGTGTCTGGTGCCACTTCTGGTCTTAAATTGGACACCTCTAAGAGGGTCCTGTATGTCACCCCACAAGCACTTATGGGCCATCTTGAGCTCTTGAATCCTGAAAATTTGATTGTTCTTGATGAAGCCCATTTAGGTGAAGCCTTTTATGATGCCCTCCGGATTATCATCCGTAAGGCTAAACTCCCATCATTGTGGGTTTCTGCAACACTCCCAGAACATCTGAGGGCCCAGTGTCAGTTGGTGTTAGACATACCCATTGCAAATCTTTGGACAGTTGGTGAGCAAATTGTCAGGTGCAATATTGATGGTGTTTCACCTGTGTTGGCACATTACCAGGATTACTGTCTTAATGTTGCCAACACGCTGACCCCATCACAGAAGGGCCTGTTCTTTGTTCCGACAGTCAAAATGGCTGAGTTCCTTGCCGAGAACTGCAAACATAGCAGTTTTGCTTTGCACTCCCATTCAAAATTGAATGCCCGTTGGGAGTCACGAGCAATTTTTGCCACGCCTGTTGCAGATGTCGGCCTTACTATTCCTGACGTCACCCTCGTTGTGACACCAAATTTCACAACTTTGAGTGGCAATAAGCTAGTAGCTTTGGATCGGCATACTCGCGCTCAGCGCAAAGGTAGAACTGGCAGGACCTCAAATGGAACTTTTCGGTTGGTCGCGTATGATGGCCCTTTTGAAGACTTGGGTGTTAAGTCGGCATCATCCCCTGACAGCATACGTGAGTTACTGCTTTCAGGGATGCCAGTTGCCTTAGCCAGTGTACTTGGCCAAGAGAATGTCATCCGTGCCTTTGGCGTTGAGCCCCCTGATGAGAGTGAGGAAATTGAGGGTGTCCTCAATGACTTGGAAGTTTTCCTTGCCAACATGCGTCCAGTCCTCTTGGGCGCACAGGCTGCGCGGGAGACAGGTGACCCTTCTTTCGGCCCGCCACAGATTCTGCACCCTACTGGAACTGGCATCAGTGGTTCGTATCCCCAGCCTGAGTCTGGTATTGATGAAAAGATCCTTGAAATGGCAGCAAGTCTTTTGTCTGCCAAGGCAATTCATGGTTCTGAAGTCAATGACAATTTACTCAGACAATTGGACACTATGGCTGGTCCCGTGATCAGAGTTGGCAATCTTGTTAGGGCATTGTTAGCCGGTGAAAAGACCGACACACTGAACCCCAAGAATGCCATTCCGACAGGTAGTCTAGAAGATGTGTATGCACTTAAAGGCATATATGACATTCTAGTACACCTTGACGAGTAATATGTTTTCCCCTGACGAGATATCGAAACTGGC